ATGGCCAAGGAGTTCCCGGGTGTTGCTCTCAGGCCCACCAACGAACGGGCCTTCATCGGCACCATCGACACCACCGTCCGTGACCTTGCTCGGCGTGAGGACATGGTCGATTCGGTGTTTGACTACTTCCGCCGGAACGAGCATCTGGTCGAGGGAGCCCCACGGTCGCTGATCTTTCAGGTCCTGCAGGAGATCCGGGAGCGAGGAGGACGGGTCAATCGCAAGGTGGTCGAAGAAGTCATTGACGAACTCCGGAAGATCGCCCAAGAGCCTCCTCGTCGGACCAATGCCCGTGGTGCCCAGCGGATCGACTACAACGCCAGACGACAGCGGGTCATCGAGACAATCAACAGCCGGGTTCAGGACAAGAGCCGAGAGATCTTCATCCCGCCGAGCCTTGTTCGGAACATGACGCCGTCCAAGGCAGCCGCCCTGAAGATGACCCGGGCTGCTGGTGCCGTGGGAACCGACCGTGAGTTCAACGACATCCCGAAGATCAAGGAGTGGTTCGAGCGAATTCCGGGATGGAGGCGAATTGGCAACCGTGCGGCCATGCTGCTGGAGTCGAACAACGGTGGCCTGAGACTGGCTGCCTTCATGGCCAAGAACGCCGCCCGTAGCCTAGACACTGCCCAGCCACAGACGTTCTTCGAGGCAGGCACGATGCTGATGGGTCGTTCGCTGCAGACCATGCTGCTGACGTACCGCAACGGCATGATCAAGTTCCTGCTGGACCGCCGTGGGGAGCCCACGAACAGCCTTGGCATGATCGCTCGGCTGAAGAACCTGAAGGATCGGGCTGGTCGTCAAGACTTCCATCGACGGGTCGCCGCCCAGTTGGAAAGCGGTGCCTTCGATGATGCCAGCCCGTTCGTGAACGAGACCGCTCAGGCGTTCAAGAAGTTGCTCAACGACATCCACGGGGTCGCCCACTCGGCAGGCCTGAAGGGATTCCAGGGCAGCGCCGTAGCCAACTACTTCCCGTGGCTCTGGCGCTTCGACCGGATTCGCCGTCTGGCCACCACCGAGGGTGGCAAGCAGGACCTGATCCGTCTGATCCGTCAGTCATGGGGCGACAGGCGAACCATCATTGTCGATGGCGTGGAGCAGGCCTTCACGGGAGACCTTGACGAGGCAGCCACGGCTCTGGCCAATCGACTGATCCGGATCTCCAAGGAAACCGAGAATGCTCCCCTGACCGAGATGGATCAGGAACTGTTCGATGCTCTTCGGTCGCTTGAAGGTCCCCTGAAGGCCGGGGAAGGCAGCAGGACCCCCTTTGGCCGTGGTCGAATCCTGATGGACCGCCAGACCGCCATTCAGGGCACTGCAGACCATCTGGGCACGGGCAAGATCGTCCTCAGCATGACCGACCTGCGGAACGATGACCTGCCTCAGGTGATGAAGCGGTATCTCACCTCGGTCATTGGGGCTGTTACCGAGAAGCGGTATCTCGACGCCATGACCGAGCAGATGCAGGCCCGTGGCTTCAAGGGTCCAAAGGTCGATGGCGAGAACATTCCCCTGCAGTTCGAGAACGTGGATCAGTTGAAGGGCTTCCTCAAGGAAATCGGAGAGTTCTCCAAGACCGAAGAAGCCGCCTTCGACACACTCATGGGAGCCCTTCGGTTTGCCCCCGCTCAAGGGCAGATGCGCTACGGGATTGGCGACAAGGCGACCGCTCTGGCCATGTCCTACGGTTACATGCTCACGGGTGGTTGGTTCGGCTTCTCGGCTGCCAGCGAAATTGCCAGAACCATGGGCACCGTTGGCATCAAGACCACCTTTACCCAGATTCCCGTCTTGCGGGAAATGGTCGAGAACTGGCGAAACCTCGGCAGGCCTGCCCAGAACATGGCTGCCTTTGCCGACGACCACTTTGCCCCCTCGACAGGCCGTCTGCTGCGACTGTTCCGGGACGAGTTGAATGCCCCCACGGAGGGGATCTCTGTTCCGCAGCGAATGCTGGACTCGATGACCAACGTCTACGCGGACATCACGGGCCTTGCCCCGGTCACCAGCGCCACTCAGCAATTGACTGCCGTGTCTGCCATCCAGCACCTGTATGACGTGGCCACCAAGGGCGCTCGTAGGCTGGATTCCGCGACCGTCCGTGCCCTTGGGCTGGAGCCAGACGAATACGAGGACCTGATCCGGTTTGTGGGCACCAATGCCAAGACCAAGCCTTCCACGTTCAAGTGGCTGGGCAACCGCGTCATCGACCTTGACAACACGGATTCCCTGGAGTTCGACAAGGTCAAGGCCTTTGTCCAGCGCATGGTGGATACCCGGATCCAGAGCGTTCCCACCCGTGGAGACTTCCACGACAGCCTGTTCACGTTTTGGGGACGCCTGCTGCTGCAGTTCCAGACCTTCAACCTGAAGGGCATCGACAACTTCCTGATCCAGAACGCCACCCGTGTCGGTCGTGGTGCTGGCCTGAGAGTTACGCAGGAGATGGTGTTCACGGGCGTCATGGCAGGCATCCTGAACTACGGACGCAACTACGCCAACTGGTGGTCCTACAACGAGTCCGGAGACCGAAAGAAGGCCGAGGAAGCCGCCAAGTTGCTGACGCCTGAAGGATTTGCCCGTGGCGTGATCATGGGTCCCTCCGAGTTTTTCCTGCTGACTCGCGCAGGAGACTTCATCTGGACCCGCACCGTCGATCCTGATCCCTTGTTCTCTCCCTACCGCTACAGCGGCCTGAAGTGGTATGGCTTCCCTGCTCAGGCATCCTTTGACCGGGCCCAGTCCGTCCTTGGCGATCTTTGGGGATCTACCGGAGCCGCTGCCATGGGGCTGCCTGCAGAGCGCCGAATCACCCAAGGCACCGTGCATCGTGGACGCTTGTTGCTGCCCGGACAGAACTTCCCCGGCTTCCAGCAGATCTTGAACATCGCAGAGCAGGAAGTGGTGGACGCCTACAACCTGCAAAAGACCCAGCCCCGAGATCGAGACTGATTCTAAGGAACCATCCAAATGGCCAACAGTTATGTCCTGTACACCGCCAATGGTTCAACCACGCAATTCTCCCTTGTGGGAATCGATGGTTGGATCAACAACGGCTTCTTGAAGGTCTACCTGAACGATGTACTCCAGACCACTGGGTACACGCTGGTGGACATGGCCACTCCGACTCCCAAGGTCCAGTTCTCGGCGGCTCCTGCGCTGAACGTCATCGTTCGGCTGCAGCGTGAGACCCCGGCCACCGTGTCCACCTTCAAGTCCAACATTGTGGACTTCAACGACGGATCCATCCTGACTGCTGCCGACCTCGACAAGGTGGTCGAAGGGCTGCTGCACATCACGCAGGAAGCGGAAGACACGGGGTCCGGAGCCATTGGCAAGACCACGGACGAGACCAACTGGGACGGAGACAGCAAGCGCCTGACCAACCTCGATGACGGCATCAACGCTCAGGATGCAGCCACTTTTGGCCAGTTGCAGTCTGCTGCCCTGTACGGCAGTGCCGTTGTCGTCCCTCAGGCGTGGAGCATGACGGGGACCGGGGGCGATACCTATGCCCTGAGCCCTTCTCCCCTGAACCTTGACGAGGAGATGTTCATCGTTGAGGTCGGTGGCGTGATCCAGAACCCCTCGACGTACACGGTCACCTCCTCCAACATCGTCTTTGACGCCAATGTTGCCTCCGGAGTCTCGATCTCCGTCCGCAACCTCGGTGTCTCCCGGAACGTGATCGATTCGGTCACTTCCGGCATGATTCAGGCGAACGCCGTGACCACGGTCAAGATCAACGCCGGAGCCGTCACGGACGCCAAGTTGGCCACGGACTCGGTGACCACGGTCAAGGTGGTTAATGACGCCATCACCTACGCCAAGATCCAGAATGTGTCGGCCACCGACCGGATCCTCGGAAGGTCCTCTGCAGGTGCCGGAGACGTTCAAGAGATCACCTGCACGGCTGCTGGTCGTGACCTGCTGGACGATGCCTCCACGGCTGCCCAAAGGACAACCCTGGGGCTCGGAGGCTTGGCCGTCCTGACCACCGTGGCAAACGCCAACGTGGCCACCAACGCCAACATCGATCACAGCAAGTTGCAGACCATGAGTCAGGGGTTCCTCGGGAACTTTGCTGGCGGGTCCACGGCTCCCTCTGCAATGACGGTGGCTCAGGCCAAGACCTTGCTTGGAGGCACCTTCAGTTTCACCAGCCTTGGTCTTACCACGGTTGTCGCCTTGAATACTCTGGAAGTTGGAGAAACGAGGCTCTATGTTCTCAACGGGTCTGGAATTCAATTGTCTTTCACTTCGACCGTTGGCGTAGCCGCCGCGTGGGAAGGCATTCACTCCACCAGCCTTCTGTTGTATCGAGGAATTGCCGTTGGAACCACGCTGAACGTGTTTCAAGTCTCTAATGGATCGACCGCAAATACGTTCAGTGCTTCAGGAATTGCATGTGCGGGCAATGGAGCATTCTGCGTTGTCCGTCGATTCGCATAAGGAACTCCCATGCCCACCAAAGTCGATGCCAACATGACGCAGGACGTTCTGCGTACTGACGTGATCAACCAGACCCTGACGGTCGATACGGTGGTCAAGAACGGCGGCCTGAATGCCCTGTGCCCCATCGGGACAGTCATCCTTTGGCCCAATGCACCGACCCTGGGTGTTCCCAATGGCTGGGCCGAGTGTGACGGGTCTACCCGCCTGATCGCCTCGTATCCGGAACTGTTCGCAGTCATCGAGGACTACTACGGTGGTGACGGGATCACTGACTTTGCGCTGCCCAACATCACCGCCACGATTCCCACGGGCCTGACTGGCGGGCTCTGGATCATCCGTCTCAACAACCCGGCGAAGTAGCCATGAGTCTTCACGGAGAATCCGAGATCATGCTTGCCATCGGGCGGTTAGAGGGCAAGGTGGACACCCTGATCCAGTTGCAACGGATGCAGGAAGAGCAGATCAAGAACCACGAAGACCGTCTTCGGCAACTTGAACACTCGAAGTCATACGCCATGGGGATCGCCGCAGCCATTGGTGCAATCATCTCCACGGCGACGACCCTGCTGTCCAAGGCCTTCAACTAGGAAACTCACACATGCCCATCAACCCAAACCTGATTCTGAACCAGTCGGTGACGACGAACGCCACTTCCAGCACCCTGAAGGGATCCCTGGAGCCCGATTCGTTCGGCTTCGTAGCCGTCAACCACAGCGGAGCCAAGTTCGCTTCTGGAGATACCGTAGCCGTCTCCTTGGAAGGTTCATATGATGGCGGAACCACTTGGTTCGTCCTTGAGACCATGCTGCCACGCGACACTGATTACCTGAACCAGACCGGGGACGTTCCCTCCTGGTTCCGCATCGTGGCCGTGACTCCCGACATGCGCGTCCGCGTGAACAACGGGAACAGCCGAACCTACAAGATCTGGATTGCCGAATAATGCTGAAGCCAAAGGCCATCATCGAGTCCAATCGGCGCTCTGTGCTGATCCCGGGGGAAGAACAGGATGGCTTCTTTGACTCAGCGTCCCTGAATCTGGATTTCCGTGGTGGGGTTTTGGATTCGCGCATCGACTTCCAGCGCACGACCACGGGCACCTACTACCGTGGGCCGTTCAACCAGAACCTGCTGCGCCACAGCGAAGAACTGAATGACTCATCGTGGACAAAACTAGGATTGAGTGGTGGTGCTGCGCCGATTGTTACCGCAAACGACACAATCGCTCCCAATGGGACGCTGACGGCTGACAAGGTTGAGTTCAATGCCAACCTCGTAGGCGGCAGGTCGATC